TTACTATAACAATATTGAATACACTTGTTTATTAAATTGTAAAGGAATTTTACCAACTGAAACTGGTTTTTGGAGCGTTGGTAGTGCTTATACATTAACCGCTACTTATCCCGACGATACTACTAAATGGAGTGAAGGAGATAATAGAAACCAACAAATAGTAATGTATTTACTAGACATTACTTTGTATCATTTACACTCACGTATTAATCCTAGAAACATTCCAGATTTACGTAAAGAGCGTTACGATGGTAATAATGCTACTCAAAACGGTGGGGCTATTGCATGGCTTAAACGTGTAGCTAGTGGAGATATTACAGCGGATTTACCTCAAATATTACCGCAACAAGGTGTTTCTATTAGATGGGGTAACTCAGATGGTAACACTATTAAATCATCAAATCAACTTTGGTAATGAATGATAAATACGAAATATTAATGTCTTTTGGAGATGGTAAATTATTAGTTATCGACAAAATAACTAATGAACATCATATTATATCTTCAGAGGTTTTCTATAATCGAAAAGGAGCTATATAATGAAATTATTTGGATATAACATAGATTTTAATAAAGTACAGGACGTTTCTGTTAATATGCCTAAAACAGCAGATATTAGAAAACGTATTACTACTCCTACTCAATTGTATAGGGGCTTTACTAATATTGAAACTTACAAACTAGCGGTAACTAGAGCGGAATCTTTAACAGCTCCTCAGCGATCGGAATTGTACAAAGTTTATAAGAACATTGAATTAGATGCCCACTTAACGGCAGCAGTTAACCAACGTAAAAACTTAACGCTATCTAAAGACTTTGATGTAAAATTAAACGGTGAATCAGTTGAATTAGTACCTAGAGAATACGTTAAGCCCGAATTTCATATAGTAACTAATACTTATGCAGATTTAAGTGGTACTGACTACTTAGAAGCTCCTTATAATAATTGGTGTATTGGAGTTGGTAAGCCTAGAGATTTAGGTTTATATATGAAAGCAGCTCCTTTAGTTATTTGGAAGAAAAACGCATTAGGCGCGTGGAGTGAATTTGTAGAAATATTTGGTAGCCCTATTAGAATAGGCAAAACAGATGTAAGAGATGAAGAAACCCGTGCTAATATGGAATCAATGCTTAAAAATATGGGTGTAGCTTCTTATGGTGTGTTTGATACAGGTGATTTAATTGAGTTAGTAGAATCTAATCGTTCAGATGCTTTTCAAGTGTTTGACATGATGATACAGCGTTGTAATAGTGAGATTAGTAAACTTATTTTAGGGCAAACAGGAACGCTAGACGAAAAAGCCTATGTAGGTAGTGCAGAAGTACAAGAGCGTGTTTTAAAGAATGTAGCTTATAACGATGAATTTTTTATTGAAGGAGTTTTAAACTATCAATTAGTACCTATGATGACACGTTTAGGTATATTTCCTGAAGGTGTTAAAATAACTGTTAAAGCTGAAGATGATTTAACTTTAATTGAACAATCTAAGATAGATATTGAGTTAATTAAGACTGGTAAATTTACTTTCAGTCCTGAGTATTTAGAAGAGAAATATGGTAGTGAGGTTATTGTAATTAATGATCCTACCGATGTGGTTAATATTAAAAATAGATTAGATAATCTTTATCAATAGATGTGTGGATTTTGCGACATACAAAATGCTGCGCCAATTAACATATTTTCAGAAGAAGAAATTGAACGTATTGTAATTGGTGTGTATAGTGGCTTAATCACTCCACAATCTTTAGACGTTGCAACATATTTACGAGTAGCCGAAAAGCTAACTAATGGTGTTTATAATTTAAAATGCTTAACGATTTAAGAAATAACGTTTATGTGTTTTCGGGAGCTAAACAGTACCACCAAGTGCGAGAAATGACAGATGCTATTTACGACAAAGATAGAATTAAGCCATTTAGTGAGTATAAGAAAACTGGTACTGAAATATTCAAAAATTACAACGAAAACTATTTAAGAGCTGAATACAATGCAGCTATATCTCAAAGTAGAAGTGCTAGTATGTGGATGGATATTGAAAGTAATGCGGAATTATTACCAATGCTTACTTATAGCACAGTTGGGGATGGAAGGGTACGTCCTGAACACGCTATGTTAAATAATATTAGTAGACCTGTAAATGATAGGTTTTGGAATTCGTATTTTCCGCCTAATGGATGGAATTGTAGATGTACTACATTACAAACAGATAGCGAAGATAAGACAAGTTTAAAAGGATTTAAAAAACCCGATACCGTACCGCCTGAATTTATGATGAATGCAGGTAAAGATAGAATTGTTTTTAGTGATGCACATCCATATTTTACAGTAGCTCCAAAAGATAGGGATTTAGCTAGTAATAACTTTTATATGCCCAAACCTAGAATGGAAATGCCTAAAGTTAGCACTCCAGTTAAGAGTAATGAGTTTATTCCTGCTAAAGATATTAAAGAAGCTGAACAAAGGATATTACAATTAGGTGTAAAAAACGTTAATTTAAAAGGATTAGAAGATAATAATTTATTTAATAGTGTATTAAAAGCAGTTGAAAAAGAGCATAAAATTAATCCATTAAATATAGATAATTTAAAGACTGTTAATAGACCTAAATCTAATTTTAAGGCTGTTTATTTACAAGAGCAGGATAGAAAAACTAGAGAGGTTTTAAGACGTGATATAAACATTAATTTACATCATTTAAAAGACTTTAAACACACTCCAATAAAGTCTTATACTGATATATTAGAAGAACAAAAAAAACAATTATTAAATATAAAATCAAGTAATGAATTTTCAGAAAGTTCTAAAAAATATTTAATAGAATCTATTGAAAAAAACATAAAACACTATGAAAAGTTAATATCAGATGGGGTTACTCCTAAATATTTTTCAATGAGTTCAATGGAAACTACATCAAGTGAATCATTACATACAACTATTATACATGAAATAGGGCATCATAGACACGATTTATTATTTAAAGAATCTGTAAAAGAATTTAAAATATCAAATCCATTTACTCAATATTCAGGTACAAATAAATTAGAATATTTTGCTGAATGGTATGCTAAATACAGAAAAGATGGGGCTAATGGAGTTCCTGAAGATATGTTAAAATTATTTAAAACTATTGATAATGGAAAATGATAGATGTTTAAAGTGTAAAAATTATTTAAGTGATTTAAGATGTTTGGCATTTAATGAAATACCTAAAGAAATATTATTGGATGAAAACGACCATTCAGAACCACTACCAAATCAAGATAATAACATAACTTTTGAGCCAATAGAAAATGATTAACAACTTAATAGGCAAAGGAAACGTAAACGAGCAGTTGACAAAAAGTTGTTATTATTTTACACATATTTTATTAAATAAGAATAAAGAAGGTTTATATTACTGTCAAATATTTTACTTTGGATTAAACTAATGGCAACATTTGCGGAACATAAAAAGATATTAAAGTTTATAGAAACTTTTAAACCTCAATTAGAGAAATTAGTGGAGGCTAGTGGTAAATTAGCTGCAACTCATTTCACAAAGTCTTTTAGTGATGGTGGTTTTACAGATGAAAGTTTTTCGCCTTGGAAAAAACGTAAAAGAGGTATTGATACTTATAAACGTGGTAGACGTGGTGAAAGTGGAGTTAGAAGTTTAGGAATTGATAGAGGCATTTTAATAGGCAAAGGTGGCGCAGGTCGTTTAAGTCGTTCAATTAGAAGTAAACGTTTTGGTAGTTTATCCGCTAAAATTTATACAGACGTGCCTTATGCCAGAATACATAATGATGGGTTAATGGGTAAAGCGTGGGGTAAACATTCTTTCAAAATGCCTAAACGTCAATTTATAGGTTATTCAGGTAAATTAAATAGGCAAATAATTGCTTTTTTAGATAAAAATATTAAGAAACAATTTAATAAATAATTTGTATATTTGCATTAATGGAATACAACGTGGATTCAATACTTATTAAAAACAATATATCATTAGATGAGTTTAATAATATATTTAAAGAATCTACATTTTTTGATGTGATTAGAAATAAAATTGGATTTGGTAATACAAATAGAGTAATATATTTATATATTTAATTTGTATATTTGCATATTATGACAGAAAAAGAATATAAAGAAAAACTTACTCTTGTTAAAAAGTGTATTTTATTTATGGTAGTTTCAATTATTTTATTTTTAGTTATTTATATTAATGTCTAAACTAACTTTATATAACTCATTAAAAACTGATTTAACCGCTATTAGTGGCATTAAAAAGGTTTTCTTATGGAATAACCAATTGGAACGTGAAAGCGAAGAACAACCGTTTTTATATCCTGCAATTGGTATTGAGTTTTTACCTAGTAATTATACAGATAAGGGTAAATTAGCGGTTAGCCAACAATATGATTTAATTGTACGTTTACATATTTTATTTGAATCTTATAAAGATGAAGATGCAACTATTTTAACATTAGCAGATACTGTTTGGCAAACAGTGCATAATAAACAATACGGTACTTTTGGTAAGTTACTAAGACGTAATGAAGAACAAAACTTTGATCATCCAAACGTACAAGATTACATACAAGATTACGCTACTTTAGGTAATGATAATCAAACACAAGACACTACAACAGCAACATTAGCTCCTAACTTAACTACTGAAATAGTAAAACCAAACGAATTATAATGGCAAGGTCAATAAACACAATAGTATCATTACTAGATGCTGAACAAGCAAATCAAACGGCTTTAAGTGGGTTAAATAGCCCATCAAACTCTGCTATTTATACACTTTGGAAGTACATAGTAGCAACACAAATGTATTTACAAGAAACGCTTTGGGACATATTTAAAGCGGATTTAGAGACTATTTCAGATAAGGCTATTATTGGTAGCGACAAGTGGTTACAAGATAGAGTTATGAAATTTCAATACGATGCAGTCACTCCACAAGTTGTTGAAGTACAAAGTGATTTTAGCGTAAATTACACAACTGTAGATACTACAAAACAAATCATTACTAGAGCATCTGTTAAAACTTCTGCTAGTAGAACTGTAAATGTAAAAGTTGCTAAAGAAGAACCGCCTGTTGCTTTAACAGTTGGTGAATTAGCATCATTACAAAGCTACTTAAATAATACTGGAGATGGAACTTATGCAGGTCGTGGTGTTGGAATAGGGTTTGCTGGAGTTCGTTATATTGCAAGTTCTTTAGCCTCTGATAAATTATATTTAGATGCTACTATTTACTATAACGGTCAATATACAAATGTTATTAGCGATACTGTAATTGAAGCTATTAATAATTATTTAGCTAATATTCCTTTTGATGGTACTTTTAAACTTTCTGCGTTAGTAGATAATATACAAGCGGTTATTGGAGTGAGTGATCTTGTTTTAAATAATGTTGCTATACGACCCGATACAGATGTAATTGCAGATAGCACTTATTTAGTGCAAAACAAAACAACTATTATTCCTACGTATCAATTAACGGCAGGATATGTTGAAGAAGAGGATACTGTAGGATATTTATTTTCTGACACTTTAACGTTTATAGCTCAATAATGGCAATATACGACTACGATACCGAAACGGTTAATGAACAGTTAAGCCCTCCAATACTAAGAACTACTAAGTTTTTAGCGTGGTTAAAGGTTATAACTTCTGCTATACAAAATAAATGGTCTTTAATATTTGAAGATTATAAGACGGGAAATTTATATACAGATTTTGATATATTAGCAACATATAACTTTGGAGATAGAGTATTATGGACTAATAAAGCGGTTTATGAAGCAATTTACTCTCAATCATTTAATGGAATAGAGCCTATTAACACTACTTATTGGACTTTAGTAAATGATAATTGTTTTGGTGTTGACATGAGAATAAAAATGAACTCTCAAATCATTTTATTAGAATATTACTTAAACAAATGGTTCTTTGTTGATTCTATTTCAGACCAAATTTATATTCAAAATAACACTAATATTAGTGATGTATTTGTAATGGGTATTAGTAGTACATATAGTTCTACAATGCCTAATAATTCTACTTATTCAGAAACATTTATGGGATTATCTCCTACATATCCAGATATTAGTTATGATTTCATCGTTTGGGTTCCTTCATCTTTGTTTACAACATTAGGAAGTGATTATACAAACAGATATAATAGCGTAGCTCAAATAGTAGATAAATATAAATTAGCAGGAACACGATATAAAATAGATACATATTAAAACAAAATAACAATGGAAGTAATAAGCATTAGTCAAATTTTAGACCCAAATAAACAGCAACCCTTTACTGGTTTATCTTTAGAGTTTTTACAAAATGCTCTAAGAAAAGATGATGCTGGTATCATTGAAACATTAGTAACTAAAATTGTAGGTAGTTATTCATTAACTGTGCCTTATGTAATTAGTGGATGTGTAGTAACGGATTCTAACAAAGATGTAACGGCTGGTAAAATATTTTACGGTGGTAAATTTTATGAAACTACTTCTGTAAATGGTACAACCAACGTGGCACGTTTTATCTTAACTAAAACTCAAGACACAACGGCAGACCCTATAACATTTAGTAATGGAAGTACTGGGAGCGTTCACGACATTTACAAATACGTTCCTACAGATGTTGCAAGTGGGGGTGATTTTATAGCTACAGATTTAGTTTACTTAGCTTCTACGAGTTCAGTAATAGCAGAACAAATAACATTAGCTAGTCAAAGTACAAGTTCAGGAACTTATGTAGATATGACTGGTTTAACCTATACAACTCCTAATGATGGTTTAAGTAGAAAATACAAATTAACTTTAAAAGGAGATGCTGAATTATCTGCGGTTGCAGGAACTACATCGACTGCTGGTGGTAGATTCCAAATTTATAATGATACAGATACTACTTCATTAGATATTTGTAGATTAGAAGTAAGGGTAATTGTAACAAGTGGAATTACTGATGTTGTAGGGTGTTTACCTATTAATTGTAGTACTATTGTAAGTTTAGCGCCAAATAAAGTAATTAAATGCAGAATGTTAAATGATGCGGGTGGTGTTGGTGTTAATGTAGAAGAATGTAAATTCTTTATTGAAGAGATAAAATAACCTTTTGTTTTTTTTGATAACCATTTGAGTATGTTGTTATCATAATAGTTAAACCTTCACTAAGTGAGGGTTTTTCTTTACCATAAATATCGTAATATTTTACACTTACATCTTCAATACTTGTAGCAACTTGTTTACTCTTTATATAAATAGCTTTATTAGAACCTCCTGAAGCATATATTTTATTGTTTCCTAATGTGGCAAACGTTGGAATAGTAATATATTTTTTATATAATATATCTTTAACATTATAAGTATAAGTAGGGCATGTTAAAATAGTTTGATAGTTCCCAGTCCATATAATATCATAATTAGGTAATTGAATTTGGAATAATGAATAAGTATTAGTAGGGACGGAAGGAGGTACTACTTTAACTCCAAGCCATAAAGAATCACCTGCATAAACAGTATCTTTTTCTAAAGTCCATATATTAATTTTTGGATAAGTTTGTGATTTACCAATTAATGTGATTAATAGTAAAAGTGTTGTAATTGTTGTTTTCATGGTGATTTATTTTAATTTAATTTTATCTATTAGGTATTTTTTTAATTCGGTATGTTCTTTTTCTTTAAATTCGGGTATTTCGTCAACAATAGCGTAATGAATATCTAAAATATTTTTTATCAATTCGCCTTCGCCTAAATCTCTTTTGATTTGATCTAATAAAAATCTATTCTTTTTTGCTCCACTAACATAACACGTTAATCGAACTCCATAAGATAGCATTTTAACCCTTACATCATCTTCATTGTTTTTTCTACCCATAATTTATAGTAACAATAGCAGTTTTAAGGCAAATATACTAATTAATTTTGTATTATGAACTTTAAGTACATTAAAAATATTAGTGAAGGAGAAGGAACTATTTTACTTTATAGTCAAATAGGGGATTCCGTTGATGCTAGTGGTAAATATGTAAGTGGTATTTCAGGAAGTGCTTTTGCTTATGAAATGCAGTATTTACAGGACAAATGTACTAAAATTAATGTCCGCATTAACTCTATTGGTGGTTCTGTATTAGATGGGTACTCAATAGTATCAGCTATCCTTAATTCTAAAGTACCTTGCAATACCTATATAGATGGTTTAGCTGCTAGTATTAGCGGTGTTATTGCTATGGCTGGTAAAAAGTGTTACATGGCTGATTACGGAACTTTAATGTTGCACAACCCTAGTGGTGGTAATGATACTGCTGTTTTAAATTTAGTTAAAGATACTTTGGTAACAATTTTTGAACAACGTACTAAATTAACTGCTGAAGAAATATCTGTAATGATGGACAAGGAAACATGGTTAGGTGCTAATGAAGCGTTAAACATGGGTTTAGTAGATGAAGTAGTTGCAAGTGTAAAAAAATACAAAGTTAGTAAATCAGAAAGCCTTAGTAATATGGCTATAATTTATAATAAAATCATAAATAAACCAAACATGGAAAAAATACAAAATGTATTGAAACTATCCAATGAAGCGGACGAAGCGGCTATTGTTGCTGAAATCGAAAAAAAGGATATAGTTTTAACTGAAGTAGTAGCTGAAAACGAAGCGTTAAAAGAACGTTTAAAAGTGATCGAAGAAAAAGAAGTAGCTGAAAAAGAAAAAGCTGCTGAAGAATTAAAAAACAAAGCTATTGAATTAGTTGAAAACGCTATCAAAGAAAAAAAGATTTTAGAAACTGAAAAAGATTCTACTATCGAAATGGCAGTTAACAACTTTGAATTTGTAGCTAACATGATTAGCAAAATTAATAACGTAAAAGATGCTGTTAAAGTATTTGACGTTAAAAATGTATCTAAAAACGAAGAACGTAAAGACTGGACAATTCGTGATTGGGAAAAGAAAGACCCTAATGGATTAGTAAAAATCAAAAATGAAACTCCAGAGGTGTATAATGAAATGTATAATCAATTCTATAAAAAATAAAAACTAAAAACAATAAACTTAAAAACTAAAAATCATGGCATTAGACAGAGAACAGTGGTTATCAGATATTCAAGAAAACCTTTTCAAAAACAACGCAATTATTAATCGTGCAGTAAATCACGATGGATTCGTAAACTATAAAACAGTTCACGTTCCACAAGCTGGAGCAAATCCAACTATTTCGAGAAACTTAGGTTCGTTTCCAGCAACTATTGCTAGAAGAACCGATACAGAATTAATTTACTCAATGGACACTTACTATGTTCAGCCTATCCATATTGAAAGAGGACAAGAATTATCTTACATCTCTTATGATAAACGTATGAGTGTTTTAAACCAACAATTAAACACTTTAGAGGAAGTTATTACTAATCATTGTTTATACAAATGGGCTCCAGCAGGTGCAGGGACTTTTGTTAAAACAACTGGCTCTGCTGTATCTTCTGCATTAGCTCCATCTGCTACACTTACACGTTTAGCAATTACTTTAGCTGATATTTTAAATGCAAAATCTATATTAGATGCTGCAAACGTACCACAAGAAGGACGTATTTTATTAATGCCATCTTCTATGTATAACGGTCAGTTATTAGCGATCCAAGATGTTTACAGAATGGATTCTTATGGTAAATCAGCGTTACCTGATGGCGTTGTTAACCGTATTCATGGTTTTGATATTATGATTCGTTCTACGGTAGTTGTTTATGATAATACGGCTACTCCAGTATTAAAAACTGTTGCAGATGGTACTGGCGCACCTAGTTCACCAGCAGCAACTGATAACTTAGCTTGTTTAGCTTACCACCCTTCATTTGTTGCAAAAGCAAAAGGAAGTGCGGATGTGTTTGTAAACGAAAACGACCCAGCTTACTATGGTTCTATTTTATCAGCTTTACAAAACTTTGGAGCTTCTAAAATGCGTACATCTCAAGTAGGTATCGTAGCTATCGTACAAGCTAACTAATATAAACTTTAAGGGTGTGGAACTAAAAAGCCACACCTTTATATAAACCCCCTTAAAATGGATTTAATACAAGCAAAAGAATTGGTTAAACATGATTTTGATAATCACAAAATTATTGTAGTAACTAGTAAAAAAGCGGTGTTTTTCTTAGAGAATGAAAACGAAATTTCAAACTTAGAAGAATACGCAAAAAACAACAACTTAGAATTATTTGTTGTTAAAAATGAATCTTCAAAAGTTGAAGAACCTAAAAAGAAAAAATAACACTTAAAAATATTATAAATGGCAAACGACGTTATATTTAACAAAGGCAAAGGCGGTTTAGGTAGACCATTAGCAGGAACGGATTATGTATCTGGTGCTTTATTCTACTCAGCTACTTTGCCAAGTGGATTTGGAGCATCCGATAGAATTAAAGTAATTTATTCTGTAGAAGATGCTGTAAATTTAGGAATTACAAATACTTCAAGCGATGCAACTGCTAGTACAGCAACCGATTTATGTACAACTAAATTTACAGTAGGTGATACTTATAAATTAACTTGTGCCATTATTGATAGCACAAATCCAACTGCATCTAAATCAGCAGCGGGAACGGTTACTTTATGCTATTTCACAGCAGTTACAGCAGATGCGGTTTCAACTTCAACAAGTGCTACTAGAATTGCAGCAGAGATTAACTTAGGAACTCCTACACATGGATTTAGTGCCGTTGCTAATACAGCAACAGTAACTATTACAGCTCCAAAAAATCAAGGTGTATTTTTAAATAGTGGAACTCCTTATGTAAAAACAGTAGTAGGTGCTTATGCTAGTACATTAACACAAAATGTAGTTGCAGGTGTAGCTTCTGAATTAGATATCATGCACTATCATATATCTGAATTTTTCAGAATACAACCTAAAGGAAAATTGTATGTAGGTGTTTACGCTACTGCTGATGCGACAACGTTTGCAAGTGTAACTTTGATGCAAAACTTTGCACAAGGTGAAATTAAACAACTAGGTATTTATCAAAAAACTACTGCATTTGCAACATCTCAAACAACTACTTTACAGGCTATTTTAAATGATTTAGAAACTAATCATAAAACTATTTCATCTGTTGTTTATCAAGCTGAAATTAGTGGAACAGCTGACTTAACAACTTTAGCGAACTTAAAATTATTAAGTAATAAAAATGTAAGTGTTGCAATTGGTCAAGATGGGGATAATTTAGGTTTTAAATTATTTAAAGCAACAGGTAAAAGTATTGGTAGTATGGGCACAGAATTAGGTGCCATCTCCTTAGCAAAAGTAAACGAAAGCATTGCTTGGGTAGCTAAATTTAACGTGGCTGCTGCTGAATACGATGTTTTAGCATTTGCTAATGGAACTTTATATACAACTCTATCAGATGGAAGTATTGTAAACTTAGAAAATTTTGGTTATAACTACGTTAAAAAATATGTAGGATTAACAGGTTCTTATTTTACAAAACCAAACACTTGTATCGCTTTAACCTCTGATTATACTTATGTTTATAACAACAGAGTAATTGACAAAGCAATTAGAAGTTTAAGAGCTGCATTACTACCTAGTTTAGCTAGTCCATTAGTAGTAAATGCAAATGGTACTTTAGCCGAAGATACAATAGGATTCTTTAATTCTATTTGTGATAGAAGTTTAGAAGTGATGCAAAGAGATTTTGAATTATCTGCTTTTAGCGTTGTAATAGACCCTGCACAAGATGTATTAACTGATAATGAATTAACAATAGCTGTAAAATTAGTACCAGTAGGTGTAGCAGATACAATTACTGTAAACATTGGTTTTGCATTAACAATTTAAAAAATATTAAGACATGGCATATCCAATACCGCCGTTAATTAACGGCAAATCATACGAGTGGGCAGATATAATTGTAAACGTTTTAGGTTTACCAATTGTAGGGATCACTAATATTGAATACGAAGAAAAGCAAGGCATGGAAAATATTTACGGGGCTGGACGTTTTCCAGTATCTCGTGGATATGGTAAAATCGAACCTACTGCAAAGATGACTATTTTAATGGAGGAATTAGAGAATATACAAAGTGTAGCACCATTAGGTCGCATACAAGATATTCCTGAATTTGACATAGTAGTTATGTATGTGGATGCTGCATTAGTTACTCGTAAACACGTTTTAAAGAACGTTCGTTTTATGAATAACAAAAGAGCATCTTCAAGTGGAGATACATCAATTCCAGTAGAATTAGAATTAATTATTTCACACATTCAATACTTATAATTTATTTTTTTGTATATTTGCATAACCTTAAAAAAAAGTTATGAAAACAGAAATTGAATTAAATTTAGAATTAGAAAAATTAAAACAACTACACAAAAATGTGTCGACAATTCAAGCTCCATTAGATGATGAAGGAACTAAATTTGCGACACTTTTTTTAAAAAGAGCAGATAGAGCAACTCATGCCGTAGTAGGTAAATTAGCACAAGGTAACGACCCATTAAAAGCCGTAGAAGCTTGTTTAAAGAATTGTTATATCGGTGGTGATGATTTGAATACAGTATTAAATGATGAAGAAGCATTAATGAGTTGTGAAATTGCAATTGTTGAGTTTTTGCAAAAAAGATTAGCTATTTTAAAAAAAAACTAGACTATCACAAAGAAAATATAGAGGCGGATGAGATATTAAAAAATAATGCACTCATCCGCTTTTATTTTCATGAAAACCCTGATAAATTAAGTGATTCGGAATGGTGCAAAAGAGTAGCTGAATTAGATTATTGTTTAGAATACAATGGAGTAAGAATAAAAAAAGAAAATGGCTAATAACAATTTAGAATACACACTAAGTCTTAAAGATTTATTTAGTAAAAAGATGCAGGAAGCAGCATCTAATACAAGTAAACTCGATGACAAAATGAGTGGTTTAAAATCTAAACTTGCAGGTTTAGCTGCTGGTGTTGGAATAACTAGTTTTGCCAAGAGTGTCATTGAAGTTGGAAGCTCATTTGAATTAGCAGAAGTTCAATTGAAAACTTTATTAAAAAGTTCATTGGCTGCAAAATCTGTTTTTCAGGATTTACAAGACGAATCTACTAGAAGTCCATTTGGGTTTGATACGTTACTGAAAGGAAACGCTGCATTAATTAGTACGGGTATTTCTGCTAATCAGGCTAAAAAAGATTTTAACGCTTTAGCAAACGCAATATCAGCAACAGGTGGAACTGAAGATGCTTTGCAAAGAATGGTATTCAATTTACAGCAAATTAAAAATACAGGTCAAGCAACATCAACAGATATTAAGCAGTTTGGTATGGCTGGTATAAATATTTATAAAATATTAGATGTTTATTACAAAAAAAATAATATATCATTAAAGGAGCAAAAAGGGAATTACGAACAAATAACAGGGGCTTTAGAATTAGCAAGTCAAAAAGGTGGCGCATATTTCGGAGCTTTAGCAAATGCTTCTAATACAACAGCGGGGCGTATAAGTAACTTAAAGGATTCATTTATGGTTATGCAAGATGCTATTTTTAATAATGCAAAACCCGCTATAAATTCTATTGTGTCGGGACTTTCTAGTTTAATGAATTATATTAAAGATAATATAAGTGGTATAACTTTTTTATTAAAAGTATTAATTCCAGTTATAGCTGCATATAAATTATGGGCAGCTAGAATAGTTATAGCAACAGTAGCGACAAAAGCCTATACGATAGCTACAACGTTGGCAACGGCTTGGGAAATGGCACGAGCTGAGGGGCTAGGAATTGCTACTGCGGCACAATGGGCTTTAAATGTCGCTATGAATGCTAATCCTATTGGTGCGGTAATTGTAGCTATAACAGCTTTAGTAGCTATTTTAGCAGTATTGATAAGTCAGTATAAAACAGTTCAAGAATTGCATAATGAAAGTTTACAAAAAAATCAGCAACAAGGTTTTAATGATGAAGCTAAGGCAGTAGAGAATTTAGCTAGTAAGTATGAAAAGCTTGGTATGTCAAAAGAAAAGGCTACCGAAAAAGCAATAAGTGTTTCTAAGCAAATGTTAAAATCTGATTTAGAGGATTTAAAAAGACAAAATCCAATAACTGATGCTGAAAAAAGAATTTATCAAAAAAGAATGAGTGTACTCGGAGGTAGGGGTGCAGCTTTAGAAAGTTTAGGCGGTGGAAGCTCAACTTTGGGAGCTAGTGGGGTGGATGGTGCAGGAGGTGCTTCAACTACTAAATCATTAGGAACAGGAACAGAAGTAACAGGACAAAGACCACAAAGTTTAACAATTAATATTACTAAATTAGTAGAAAGTTTAAATGTGCAAACTACTAACTTAACAGAAGGAACTGCAAAGATTAAAGAAATGGTTAGCAAAGCATTACTAAAAACGGTTAACGATGCTAATTTAACAGCAATGGCATAAAATAAAAATAAAAATAAAATGGAAATAACAATAGATTGTCTAATACCAAAATTAACTATTTCATTACAAGAAGAGCATCCAAAACCACAAGATGTAGCTGATTCTTTGTTAAATTTGTTAGCAGAAATCAATAATATATAAAATGGCAAAACAAAATTTTATATTACCTAAATTACCTAATCCAAAAGGACAAGCAGAACTTATTTTAAAAGGTGCAGGATTAGCTTTTATTAAACCTAAATTTTATAGAGTTAATGAAACTGAAATTGCTAATGAACAGTTTGATAGTGATTTAACTAAGTCTAGTAAGTTTGGCATCCCTACTTTTGACATGTTTAGTTTTAACTGTTCAGTAGGTAATAAAATAACTTATACAGCTAGTAAAGAATTTGGTGGAGGTAATGTTATTTTAGATGCTCCATTTGTATTCGAAACAGCTTTAATAACAGTTAATCAAACTAAGAATATAGTTAAAACTGCTATTTCTGGACAAAATGGAACTGTAAAAGAGTTTATGAGTGAGGGAGATTTTGTAATCAATTTAAAAGGTGTTATTGTTGGAGATACTGCAAATCAAAGACCTGATATTAATCAATTAAATAGTTTAGTAGCCTATTTAAAAGCACCTGTATCTTTACCAGTATCATGTAACTTTTTAAATGAGTGGTTAATTAGTAGTGTGGCAGTTGAATCTTATACAGTTGGGCAGCGTGAAGGTGCAAGAAATATTATAGATGTTGAAATTAATATGCTATCAGATAGCACAATAGAATTAAGTTCTACTAATACTAAAAAGGATATATTTACTCAAAGAAGTATGTTTTAATGTTACAATGCCAATGCTCCATATCAATTACAAGTGAAGGTACTAGTAGAAATATTACCTTTGATTTTGTACATTCTATTGAGATTGAAAGTAGTTATGAAGATTTAACAGATACTTGTAAAATAGTAATACCTAGAAAATTAACTTTTGATGGTTTACCTTTATTTAATGGTGAAAATCCAATATTTAGACGTGGAGATAAAATAGAAGTTAGTTTAGGATATGTTCCAAATATTACAAAAGTATTTAGCGGATATATTAAAAATGTAGGTAGTAATGTGCCTACTGTTTTGGACTGTGAAGATGATATGTATTTACTTAAACAATATACTGTAAACTATCCTAGCAAAAAGGCTTTAGATGAAGTTAATAGTAAATTAAAAGTGCATCCAAAAACAATACCTTTAAAAGTTAAATTAGATGAATTACTAGATTTTTGTTTAACTCCAAAAGGAATTGAATATGAAATAGTGGATAATATTGATTTAGGTAAATTTAGCGTTACTAATGCTACTCCTGCAATGGTACTAGATAAGTTAAAATCTGAATATGGTTTATACTCTTATTTTAGAGATGGCATTTTACACGTTGGTTTTGCTAATGATGCAAGTGTAACTAGTGAAGCTGAATTTAAAATGGAAGAGGTTATAATTAATAGCGATACTTTAGAATGGCAAAGAGAAGAAGATGTACGTTTAAAATGTGTTGCAATTTCGATGTTTCCCGATAATACTAAATCAGATCCCATTGAATTTGGAGATCCAGATGGTAATCAAATTACAATCCATAAATATAATATGGATACTAAAAGTTTAGAATTTGCAGCTAAAGAATGGATTAAAGAAAATAAATATACAGGTTACAGAGGTGACGTTGAAACATTTGGAGAACCTATTATGAAGCATGGAGATATGGCAAAAATAACAAGTGAAAAATTACCTGAGAGAGATGGTACTTACTTAATCAAAAAAGTAAAACGTGTTTACGGGGTCGATAATGGAAACCATCAAATATTTACATTAGGAGCAAAGGTAGGATGAGTAAAGAATTAAGAGATAGTTTAAGAAAACTAACAACACCAAACAGTAATGCTTATTCTAAAGTATGTACAGTTGATAGTGTCGACTTAGTTAATTTAACTTGCTATTGCATACCTATTAATGATGATGCTGATATAACAGAGGTTCGTTTAATGGCTAATATTGATAATGGTTTTCTATTGATCCCCGAAGTTAATAGTATTGTTGTGGTTAGCTTTTTAAGTGATAGTAGTGCTTATGTATCATTAGTAAGTAAGGTTAGTGAAATTCAATTACAAGTGTAACGCCATTAATACCAACACAACAAATAGAAATAGAAAACCAAAAAGTTAAACAAGGAGATGGCAGTTAAAGATATAACATTAGACGATGATTTTGATTTAGTAATTGAAAATGGAGATTTTAAATTATCAGAATCAGACATGCAACACATTCAATTAATCTGTATTACAGATGTAGGTCATTGGAAACAGTCACCTTTATTAGGCGTTGGAATCATGAAGTATATTGCATCAAGTGGTCAACAAGATGCTTTAAAGAGAGCTATTAATATACAATTAGCAAGTGATGGGTATAAAGTAAACCAAATACTTGTTAAAGGTACTAATGAAGATTTTGAATATTCAATAGATGCAGAAAGAAATTAAAGTAATAAACGGTCAAACTATATTTGATTTAGCGTTATATTGTTATAATGATGCTAGTTTGGTGTATGACTTAATAGCAGAAAATCCAACTATTACAGATATTAATATGGATTTAACTGGCTTAACTTTAGTTTACACGCCTAAACAAGTGGTAAAATATGAAGCTAAACAAAACGCTAAAAAATTAAATAAATTAGTAACAATAAAAAGTGAACAAAGTCTATTTGATTTATCTTTACAACATTACGGAGATGTATCATTTGTTTACCAATTAATAAAAGAAAATACCTATTTAGATAGTATTTTATCAGAAAGTTATAGTAGCAATATTTTAACATTAAATGCTGAAAAAAACTATGTAAATAATTATTATGCTAAAGCTGGTATTGAAATTGGTACAAAACCTAAAGTAATTGTAATAGATGGCGTTAGCGTTAATTATTTGTTACAAGAAAACGGAGGTTATTTGTTACAAGAAAACGGAGATAAAATTATTTTATAATGGAAGATAAAAAAATATCAGAATTAACAAGCAGCGGTGCAATAGGAGGAACTGAAGAACTACCAATAGTTCAAAGCGGATCAACTGTTAAAACTACTATAAATGCTATTAAAACTTTTTTACAAAACGCATTTATTCCTTACACAGGTGCAACTCAAAACACTGATTTAGGCAATTATAGTTTAAACGCAAAAAGTTTACACGTTAAAGGAACAGGTGGAGCAGGTCATTTAGGATTAAAACATCAAAGTTCTAATATTACTGCAAGTGCTTCCGAAAGTTCTATTGGAGCAAATAGTTCAGGAAACCCAATTTGGAAAAATGATGGTAATCCTATTGATTCATTGGAATTACAAAGCAATAAGCAAAACTCTTTAGCAGTTGACGGAACTGGAGTTAAATACATAACAGTAGATGCAGTTAATGCAGCTTTTTCATCTTTAAGCATAGCTAGTTTAACACGTCAAGAATTTACTTATACAACTGGAGCGCAAACATTCACATTATCTCAATCTGTAAGCGGTACTTATGCTGTTTTTGTAAACGGTCAAGAATTAAACCAAAGCCAATATACAAGCACAGGAACGACACTAACCATACTAGATACTTTAGACGCTGGGGATAAAGTGAATATACTTTATTCAAACGTTCCAATTACTGTTAATCCAAGTTACACAAAGGCTGAAAGTGATGCTAATTTTGAACCTAAAAATAGTAATATACAAACTAAGCTAGGATTTATAACGGTTACACAAGCTGTTAATTTAGATACAATAGAAAGTGATACAGCGACTAATAACGCTAAAGTATCAAACGCAACTCATACAGGCGAAGTAACTGGAAGTGGAGCGTTAACAATTGATAAAACAGCTATTACAAATAAAACAACTGTTACACCTATGTCGGGGGACTTTGTATTAGTAACAGATGTTTCGGATTCGGACAACCTAAAAAAGGTTGATATTGCAGCATTTATACCAACTATATATCAAAACCCTAGCGTTGCGACAAGTAATATAACTGTATTGCAAAATAACAATATCGTAGTATCAAGAAGATTTAGAATTAACTCAGGAATAAAATTAACACTTAACTTAAACTCACGATTTAGAATTTTATAAACATGGCACAATTAGACACATCAAACATTGCAGCAGCATCAATTACAACTCCATCAACTGGCGTAACTTCTGTTTATACAGATGCAACAACAAAGAGACTAGCAACTAAAAATGATGCTGGTGTAGTTAGTGATTACGCTGATTTAACAAGCACTCAAACTTTAGCTGGTAAAACATTAACTACTCCAAATATAGGTGCTGCGACAGGAACATCTTTGGCGGTTACTGGTGTTATAACGTCAAGTGGGGCTACAAGTGGAATAGGTTACGCAACTGGTTCAGGAGGTGCAGTTACACAAGCAACTTCTAAGGCTACTGCATTTACATTAAGTAGAATGACTGGTTCTATAACATTTGCAGCAGATGCGTTAGCATCACAGACATCTGTTTCTGCGGTATGGACTAATACAGGTATCGCTGCTAATGATTTAGTAGTAATGACACATTCAAGCGGTGGTACTTTAGGAGCTTATACAGTTGCTGTTACCCCTGCGGCGGGTTCTGCTACGGTAACATTAAGAAATACAACAGGAGGATCTTTGTCAGAAGCTCCTGTATTTAGATTTGCGGTAATTAAATCAGTAGTTGCATAATGAATAGTACAAAAAAAATAACAGAAGGGCAATTAGCTCTTACAGGTACGCAAAATAAAATTTTCATAGATACAAATGATTCGGCAACCCATACAGGAACTTTAACCAATACTATTATTTGGTCAGAGGATATTTCCAACAAATTAAATTCGGGTGATATAGCAGAGGTAATTTCACAAATTGTAAGGGTTAGTGGTTCTACAGCGGCAACAATTAGATACTACTTAAACTCAAGCGCATCACTATC